TATACTTTTCAATTTCTTTTTCTACAGTTATTTCATACGTGTAATTATTGAAAACTTCACTCTGCAATATGCTATATTCACTAGGATGACCTACAATATCTACATAACGACCTTCACCCAATACAACACCATCCAAGAAATTCGCTGTCGCTTTTGCTGTACCATCACCATATGTTCGAACGCCTGCTGCATCATATGTTGCATCATATGGTGTTCCTCGCATATTCAGGCTTATATTTTTGTTTGAAATATAAATTGGTATTGAAGAAGAAGGCTTGCTGTTATATTCAAACAATCTCAATTTATATAAAGATGATGCAGAGTTTGCACCAGCCACTAGCAATGATATCGAATTAACCGTCGATGTATATGATGCAGTTGCTAGTGATGCACCTTGATATGCAATGTCACCTTTAACTGGCAATAAAGTAGTATCTACATTTGACACTACAATATCATGCACTTTCAAAGATACATTAGGGCGAGAAATATAGTCTTGCCCAGGATTATCAACAACAATATTTAAAATTTGCCCCAATTTATCGGTTGATGTTGTGAATGTGGCGCCGTCACCTAAAATACCACCGACTGTTAGTATTGCGCCAGATGCATTTGCGTTTGCAGAATTTACGCTTAGTGTTGGTAAATTGGTTGATTTATACCCCATACCACCCAATGGATATGGTTTAGTATTTGCAACATATAATATTGATGTGATCGACCCAGTAGCATTTACTGTCGATACGTTCGCAGTCGCACCTAAACCATTACCACCAGTGAATACGATTTTATCATTTGCTAGATATCCTAGCCCACCGTTGTTTATTATGATTGGTCCCAAAATACCTAAAGTTAATATATGCCCAGTTACATTTGCACTGTCGGTAGCATAAATCGAATCTGCTGCAATTTGGGGTAAAGTTGAAATTCCACTACCTCCATATCCTACGATGACCGAAGATATTGGAGCAGTATTAAATGATGCAAACGAAAATGCATTAATTAATGTTGTATTCGCATTAGACAGAGCAATATTTGAGAATGCATAATTTGCACTTCCTATTGTTTTCAATACTTTTAAACTTATTGTGTCTTTGACAATGAATGTAGCTAATTGAGTGTTCGATGTAGCTAATGATGCAACGTTCGCGTATGCACCAGGAGCATTCGTTATCGATATTACAGTATTCGGATGTGCGCGATATCCATATCCACCAGTTAAGACATTGATAGTCGAAATTGATCCAGATGTTGTGGTTCCAACATGCGCTAATGCTCCGGTGCCGCTTTCAGAAGCTACCCCACCATATATTATGACAGGATCGCCTGGTTGATAACTCAACCCTTTATAATTTGGATCAATCGAAATTGAAGCAATTTGCCCAACGATCTTCGCTCTAACAGTATTACCATTTACAAGAACTGGTTGATTATATTTGTCTATTAACTGTACGAATTCTCCAGACTGAAACTGTCTTTCGATACTTGAAATAAACATTTCAATTTTATCCGTACCACTCAATGATGAGTTTTCAACTACAGCATATGCTTTTGATGTCTCACCAAATACTCTATACTGTGAAACATTTAGAAAATTCGAACTTGTCGTAAGCAGCTTCAAGCTTCTGGGAACAAACCAAGTTCCAGCAGATGCTCTGAATACTGCATCTTTAGTATAAAATACGTCAAAATCTGAATTATAGAGTATTCTGAAAAGAAACTCGTATGATGCTTTAGTTCCTTTTGTCTGATATAATTGTCTTGCCGCTTTTACTGCTGTAGCTTTATCTACTAGAGCATCTTTAGGAAAATATGACAAAAACGTATTGACAAAATAATTCAAAAATTCCGACGTAGTTTTATCTACATCAGAATAATTTGATAAATTTTGAGTACGCTCCGATACTCCACCCTCTTGCTCCATCCATTCATAGTATGCTTGAATAAATGCAACAAATTTCTCATAATCCAAATTGCCCCGAATAAACTCGGGGAGTTGACTTGGAATTAATATCGAAGTTTTGTGATTATTTGTTATCATTTGTTCATTGCAGTAACGTTGACGATGACAGCACCAGAATCATATGGATCGATTGTGATTATCTTATTGTATGTCGATGATATGATTGTCGATGTTGGTATTACAGAAACAGTCAGTTGACCTAGATCATCATTGACACCATATGGATTAAAACTTGTCAGATTCAGTATACCAGAAGTATAATCTATTGTTCCTGCACTACTATTTAATATTGTTTTGACAGAAGTGCTTGTAGATGCATTATAATAAGTTCTCAGAGTGCCGTAACGACCTTCAAGATTAACGAATGCTGCACCCAATCTACCTGAAGTATCACCATCTTGAGGAGTAATTACTGCAATCGCGCTTGTATATCCTGATCCACTGTTTGTGATTGTAATTTTCGTAATAGTGCCATCGATGCTACCTGATGTTCCTATTGTTGCAACTGCGGTTGCTCCAGTTCCATCACCTAAGATAGTTACTGTTGGAGCATATTGATATCCGAAACCAGGATTCAATACTGAGATACTTTCAACACCGCCCGTATATGTCGTTACTTCTTCAAGATATACACCATCGATGATGGTTGATAGACTGATTGGATTTCTAAATTGCATTGCAGGTGTACTAGAAATACCTGTTAATAACACACCTTTCTTCAAAGGAGTATTGAAATCCAATGTATAATTACTAGAATTTATCAAGTTAGGATAAAATTTCTTTTGCAAGTTTATCGATATCTCGCTTGCAATGATTGATGCATCAATATTCTTGATTACCGCATTGAAATCGGACATTACAAAAGTGGACTCAAAAGTATTTAATGAACGTTCACCAAGACTCCTTATTGCAGTCTCGGTCAATGATTTGATTTGGCTTGATGTTAAGACCGTATTCTTAGGATTGTATACAACATTTACAGTCATTTGAATGTAAGTATAATCCGGATCCACAATTGTAGGTACGACAGTCATCACAGAAATTGGTTTTAAAACATCTTCAACAATTTTTTGCTTTTGGGCATATGTGAGTGTAAGATTATACAATCCAGTAGGTTTCAAACATACAAAAACTTGCCCATATACTGGAGGATCATTTAATTCTCCACCCCACACATTAACTGCATCAAAAGAATATCCCAATTGATTCTGTTGAATTAATGTGATATAATCTTCTTTTGATACTGCACGCCCTTGAGCAGAATATGATTTTGGGGCTTGCAGTCTGATTGAAGTGGTGGATTCTCTGTCACCACCTTGAGATGCAGAAACCATTGGATTGATTGTCGTATTCGCATACCCACCGACTGAATCCATCAATACGAAATTGTTTGCGCCTGCTGCCGCAGTACCTTTTGTGATAATATATGAAACATTAACGACATTACCATCAGATAACTTTTTACCTAGAATACCATCACCAAAATATATGTCATAGTAACCATTCATATTTTCCTGTACGAAAAATGCTTTGGAACTAGGAGTTAATGTCAAGAAATTTGTTGCAGAACTGTATGATTCGGTGTAAGTGTTTGTTCCCGATTGCTGTACTGTAACTGATAATGTCGTAGTATCAACACCAGCATCAGGAATCTCAAATAGATATTTTGGATTAGCAGTAGAATCTACAGTAAATGTTAGAGTTGCTGGTAACCCTTGTTTGATATCCAATTCATCGTATGTTGCTTCATTACCGACTACATTGACTGTATATGAATCTGTCGTTACGAACGTATAGTTTACACCATCGATTGCTTCAGATATGAATCTAGTAAATTTTGGTAGTGTCAATGATGCATCTGTTACTTGATTGACTACTAATCGAATTTGTGCAGATGGTGCAATAGAAGATTTTGGTATATAATTCAATAATTTTGCATGAGAAACTACAGAACTTCTTTGTACAGCAGAATCCAAGAACATCTCATTTGCAACCATGTTCAGATAGTATGCATTGTATTGAGTGTTGTATGCGAGAATATCTAAAAGATTCGATAACGCAGAACCATCGTAGTTATAATCTTTTAAAGTATCCTGCGACTGTAAGAACTTTTTTAGATTGGACTTGATAGTATTGAAATCCAATTCTGTCATTTGGATATTAGAATTAGCACCAGCCATATTATCTGTTTCTCTCTAAAAGGAGTGTTACTACTGTTGGTAATGTGGCATTCTCTATATAAAACACCAATTCCACATTATAAGCATTATTGTCGGGATTGGGAGTGACTACTAAACTGTCTATCGTAACTCTAGGCTCATAATTTTGTATTGTATTCTCTATTTCTGCCACCAACGAACTTGCTGTAAAGGGTGAATCAGGTTCAAATAATAATGCATTGATGTTCGACCCCAAATTTGGATCGAATGGTCGTTCGAATTCATTGGTCAGAAGAAGATTTCTGACTGACCTTACTACAGCAGCCTCATCATAACTCAAAGCGACATCACCCGACACAGGTTTTTTAGTGAAGGTGAAATCTATATCCGAATATAAGTTTGTTTTGGTTGACATCGTTTATTTATTACACCTAAAAGTAAAACTGATTAAGCACTAGGGGCACTTGTGCTACCACCTTGTGGGTCTGGATGCGTGTGAGTTCCCAAATCTATACCATTATTGAGAGTTATCTTTTCAGCGGTTAGATTTCTAGTGACTATTGTATCTCTACCAATATTTGCATCTCTCGTCAGAAGCAAATCTTGATGCCCAACAAAATCTAATTCCGCTTGTACATTCTTAGCAGATGATATATTTCCTTGGTTTATGATATTTCCAGTACAATTAATATCGCCTACGTGATTGATTGGACCTACAAAATTGAAAGACTCAGCCATTGCAGTAAACATACCACCGACTTTCATGGTCATGTTACCCACTACTTCCAATTCTACATCCCCATCGACTTGTAGTTTAGCATTGCCTTTGATGAATAGTTTCAAATTACCTTGAGTAGACTTCTTTTCATCTCCCATAATGTATATTTCATTGTTTTTCACAATGATTTGTACATTATCATTTACGATCTTCTCCACTTTAGACCCATTAGGATGCACTTCAAAAAAAGTACCTGTACGATGAGATAATGATACACGTTCTGCTCCAGGTGTATCGTCTAACTCAAAAGTGTGCCCAGATTCCGTTGACGTAGAATTGTTATATGGATATTTTGGATCATAAGAAGTTTCTGGCTCACTCGTTTCATTGTTTGGATGAATCGCAGCTTCTAATTGATCACCTTTTTGGTTATAGGTTTTCTTATTATCTACAATCTCAGTCAATGCACCAAGTTGTTGATTGGATTGTTTGAGTGCCTGCTCCAATTCTGCTGATGCCATTATTGAAATCCTCCAGGAGATGCTTTAAGTTCCGCTATTTTTTGCCTGAATGCGTTGAATTCTATATCACTATATGTTTGTTTATACGCATTCAAAGAATCAACAATACTCGCTCCCTTACTAGGAGATGTCGAAGATAAAATTTCGGATACAAGTGAAGTTCGTTTGGTGTCAATACTAGACCCATAGTTTAGAGTTTGTGTAGCTTCAAGTCTAGATGTTATCTTAGATATCTTATCCAATTTTTCTTTAGATGACTCTTTAACATAATCTTTGTATAATGAAATTGAATTTTCTAATGATTTTTGTTGCGTACTGGCTGCTTTTTCTAAAGGAACTTCATTTGGAATGTTGTTGGGGGCAAGAGTATTGACAAGTGGTGCAGAAACAACAGCACCAAGATCGGCTTTGGGCATTTCGCTCACCAAAACTACAGGAGTTTTTGTACTCAAGCTTCCTGCTGACAATCCATTCAATATACCTGATATCATACCAGCAACATTTTTTGCTTCTGCTTGTAATGTCGGTAAATCTTTTTGTAATGATGCTTGTGCTTTATTCAAAGCATCTGTTGCAGCAGTTTGTGCCGATGCTAATTGTGAAGTGACAGATGCTTGTGCGCCGGCTAAATTTTTCTGCGCTTCTGCTAATTGTGATGTAAGTGCTGATTGAGCACCAGACAGCCCAGAAGTCAATCCTGAAGCCGCTGATGATAGAGATGAAGTCAATGATGATACACTTGAACCTAATGATGCTGACAGATCATTTAAAGATGGTTTGATACTGTTAACTAAATCATCTACTTTAGGCACCAAAGAGTCTAATTGCGGTACAATTCCTTGTAGTGCTTGTGCTGCACCCTGTGCTGCGCCAGCAATTTCTGTACCCAATGTCTTTGCGACTGGACCTATAATATTTTTTACAGTATTGGCGGTTCTCTCCACTATTTGTGGCGCTTGATTTGTCAGATCATTTATAGCAAGTTTGTTTATACTGGGGAATCCAACATCAGCTGGATTTCTTGCAGCCGGTTTATTTTTAGTTTCTGTTCCTGAACCATCAACTGCAACAGTATTGTTTGCAGGTAATGCTGGGCTAGTCATCAATTGATCATCAGTTCTAGGATCAGAAAATCCTTTTTGCGGATTACCAAGACTTCTTGCTATACCAGGAAGCACACCATCATAAACTGGAAATTGGGCAGCATGACTATCAAAGAAATATCCAGTCACCCAATCGCCTTCAACCGGGGTAGTGAATGTTTTAGAATTGTTGACAGGTAGCTTAGGCATAGCCCAAGGTAACGTATCAGTAGGCATCAACATTTTATCTTCGTTGTGCCAACCAAATATACGCACCCGGCATCGACCCAAATTCAAAGGATCGTGTCTATCTTCAATGACACCGGTCCACCAAACGAAACCATCTTTTCCTAGAAAATTTTCCATTATGCTATCGTACTAGATTTAAATGTGGTATTGTCAACTGATGACGGTTGGGTTGGAGAACTATCTTTTGCAATTTCCAAAAGTGTTTGATACGTGTTAATGCCAATCATCTGTCTTACGGCAGTCACCAAATATTTACCTGAATAGAATTTATCTAACTCTCGTTTTGAATTTGTTGGTTTAATTGAAGGTAAACTGAGTTCGATGGTTTTTCCAGCAGTAATACCAGGATCGCCAGGTATAGTCAACTTGATGACATTATAATTAGTTAAAGATAGTTGCGCAGTTCTCTGTGGTACAAAAGTTTCAGCATAAATGTCTTTTGCGACACCAGCTTCTTTTCCTTTTATATATGGTACATTAGATTGATTCGCATTTGAAGTCATGAATTTAAAAACACTTTCGGGGGATTGATTGACTGTTTTACCCAATCTATTAACCATATCATTTGTTACACCATTATTATTCAAAGATTTTACATTCTTTCGAAATTGATTATAATCATAATCTGTAGTTTGATATGATCTTGTCAGAGGGTCTATTGTCAATAATCTACTTGCAAAAGTCCCATTTGAAATTTCAGAAAGCGCATCATATGATTTGACGAATTCATAATCTATAATACTTGTAAGTTTTTCTTGTATGGAATCAATTTTTTTATCTAAATTTTGCAATTGATATTTGTATGTTGTATATGGATTTTGTTTCACCATCGATTGGATAGACTTGAATATGAAACCTTCCTTAGTTTCAAAAAATAACATATCGGCACCAACTAAATCTGTTTTTGCTGGTCGCGCATAAGTAGATACCCAACTAATAGCATCAAATGGTTTCAATCTTGGTACTAGAAAATCATATACTCCAGTAGTTTCTTGTATCTCATATATCTTTTTAGAATTGACTTTCAATTGTTCAACTAAAATATCTTTTACTATATCTGAGATTTTTTGACCAGCGTATGATTTGCTTATTTTTGTTTGTTCTGACAATACCAATTCTTCCGAGCAAAAATATAAAGTGAATGATTGAGTATTCAGATTGTCACCAGGATTTCTTTCACCCATCTTATAAACTCGAAATATTTGATCAATCGAATTGACAGAATCTTTATATTTACCAAAATTGATTTCAATGAATTCATTACCAGTCAGTTGCAATATTTCTGGAAAACCTTGCGCATCTTGTATTGTAATAGACCCAGAGGTTACGAAACTGTAAATATCTTCATAATAATCCAACGCAATGAATATTTTTTTCAGTTCCATTCTCTGACCATTTGCGAATAAAAGATTTAATGTCTTTATCGCATAGTCTTGAGGTCCTATAACACCTTTAACTTCTCCCCGATTATTTTGTTGCGCCATCGTTGCCATATTTTATACCATCATCAAAGATTTAAATTCTTTTTCCAACTGGTCAGCATAAATTTCATTTATCAATTTGATGCTTCTTTTACTTTCGTTCAAATTAAACTCATATTCATATACGCTAATATCAAACTTTTCAACCATTACTGTTGCCGTATAACCACTAGGTAAAGTATAATTTCTAGAAGTTTCAGCTAAAGTATCATACGTATCCTTGCTAATAATTATTTCATCCGTTGTCGAATGCAGAGTTGTATTATCAGTTGTTGTTATTCTTTGCGTATAATGATGATTGACCATATTTGGATCAATGTCTGGATAATTGGTCGACATATAATTATTAAATGTTACTGCATCCATTGGCCATTCCCATTGGGGGTCCATTATCTCGTTTGCAAATAACACCATCCAATATCGATAGGAATCACCATAATATTTGTATGCAATAATTTCTGGTGTATCACTATCTTGAATATCATAATCATAGAACAATAACGAATTCTTTAATGTATCAGGAACCATACTCAATCGAGCAACTAGGTTCGTGAATAACCTAGATGTTCCATTAGTATCAGTATAAACAACTTTTGGTAATGTGTTAAAATATTGCATTTTTAATAGCCGTCTTTAATTTTATTTCTATCGACAAGTACATTTTCTCTAAAGCTTACTGTGAGAGTTGTTTGTACCGGCGCACCATCTGTATGAGTAGACCATCCATTTGGGGCATAATTGACATCGATGCCTGTTATGACAGATTCTGTAACCTTAGTCACATTTGAATTAGGTTTACCATTGAACAGAAAATTTATATCGAATACTGAAGGTGGGACAAAGAACATACCTGCTCCCCCAGTGTTTATAGTCGGTGCTGCATGAGTTCTAAAAAGTTCGATGATTTTTTTGACGCTATCCGCCTCTTGTTTAGAGTGAGGGGTAAATGTAAAAGCCATTTGAAATTCTCTAAAATCAATGCCTTGGAATACCAATTGCTGCATCGGATTCAACGCAAGACCTTGAGATTTCAACACTAATTTGGCTGCATCGGATTGTATGGCTGAATTGACGCCTTGTATAGCGTGAGCCAAATGAGCTTTTTCACCACCAATTTTTGCAGCTGCCGTAGTCGCCGCTCCAACTATTACATCCATTAAACTTACATCATTGTATGATGCATTATATTGGAATGCCATAGTCTCAGGCATATAAAGTCTTATTTTAGCTTTAATTGCTGTTTTTTGAGGTTCTAACTTAATACTTTCCATTCCTGCACCAAGGGCCGTTCCTACACGCGTTCCTACACGCTGATCGACACCGCCGGCAGTAAAAGATTTTGAAATGGTTTCAACTATACCACCAACCGCATTTACGGCATTTTCAATTGCTCCAGTGGCAATTGATGTCATTGTAAGTTTCTGTCCTTCAACATAACCCACTGGGCGAATTTCTTTGATGATGAATTCTACTGCATGACCTTTAGTTGCTGATCCTAAATCTCTGGGGTATTGTACAACATCTTTTCCTTTTTGATTACCACCAAACAATACACCAAGCGGACCTTTAGTTGCGGTACCAGGTATTGTTACTCCACCTATTGACGATGGTATTGTAATGATTGCCATTGAATCCTCTGGAAATGATAGATATATATACTATTTATATGGTTGACTGGGAAGTTTTATATGGCGTATAGTGGGCGATTTCAACCATCCAATCCGGCAAAATATATTGGGGATCATAGAAACATCATTTATCGCTCTTCGTGGGAATGCCGAGTAATGAGTTGGTTGGACAAAAATACTGATATTATATCATGGGGTTCGGAAGAATTGATTATACCTTACGTATCTCCCTTAGATGAAAGACTGCATAGATATTTTCCAGATTTTATCGTGAAATTCAAAACCAAAGACGATAAACTGAAAACTATGGTAATAGAAATCAAACCAAAGAAACAAACTCAGCCCCCAACGCAAAAGAAAAGAAAAACTAAACAATATATTACTGAAGTTACAACATGGAGCGTCAATCAAGCCAAGTGGAAAGCGGCAACTGAATATTGTTTAGATCGAGGTTGGGAATTCAGAATATTGACAGAAGATCATTTAGGTCTATGACTAAATAATATATATGAATACCAAATCAAAATTATCTCAAATCACCGCTGAAAAAACTTCAGCGCAACTGGATTTTTTATCCCGAGAATCGTATAGATGGTTAGTCGCAAAGATTGCAGAAATACGCAATCCTAAACGATTGGCTACCGAAATGCTTGGTGAAAGCTTCAGAAGAACGAATAGGCTTCTTTTGGGTAGATTATATTGTTTCTACTATGATCCAAAAACCAAAGATGAGATGTCATATTATGATAGATTTCCTTTGGTATTGGTATTAGACAAACATGATGATGGATTTACCGGTCTGAATCTACATTATTTACCACTTAAATTTAGAGTGGTATTCCTGAACAAGTTAATGGCATATGCGACCTATACGAACGACGACGACATAAAGCGACTACGTATCACATACGACCTACTAGCGTCCTCCAGACGGTTTAAAGCGTTCAGACCATGCTTTAAAAAGTATCTGTATCATCATGTTAAATCAAAAATACTTACCATCCAACCGAATGAATGGGAAGTAGCGGTATTCTTACCGATGCAACAATTTAAAAAGGCTACACCACAGAAAGTTTGGCAAGAGTCTTTGGAAGAAATAAGGAAGTAAAATGCCAGGTTCAATGACAGAATTTCTAGCAAGTTTCAAAAAAGATGTTGCTAGACCAAATAGGTTTGATGTTACCATTCCTGTGCCTGTGACTTTGCTTCCGTATATTGGTACCTCTAGAAACTTGTCGTATCGTTGTGAATCTGCACAATTACCAGGAAGAACTTTTGCCACATTAGAACAAAAGATTGGTTCAAATCCAGTCGAAAAGCATCCATATGAAACGACATATACAGATATGGATATGACATTTATCGTGGATGATGATATGAGTCAGAAAACGTTTTTTGATGCTTGGATGAACTACATCAATCCTACATACAATTACAATTTCAGATATAAATCTGATTATGCGACAATACTTACTGTTACTCAATATGATGTAATGAATAAGCCATCATATTCAGTTAATCTATTTGATGCATATCCAATATCTGTCAATCAATTGGATTTAGATTGGTCTAATGATGGGCATCATAAACTGTCTGTCACTTTCGCATATACAAACTGGAAAAATAATTCCCTTGAGGCTCTTGGTATGCAAATTATCGATCAACAGATTGGTAATTTTGTCGATAAGGTTGGAGGATTAGATTCTGTACTTGATGCTGCTACCAATAGCCTAGGTAAGGGAATCAATTCTCTACCTGCTATTGGTGCTGGATTGAATTCAATACCTGCTACTGCAATTAATGCACTACAAAAACTACCTATATGATGGTAGACTGATACAATCTTTACAATGTTCGTTTTATTAAGGAGTTATTATGGCTTTACCAAAGCTTGATGTACCAACATATGAATTAGAGTTGCCGCTTTCAAAAAAGAAAATTAAGTTTAGACCCTTTCTAGTAAAGGAACAAAAGAATCTGCTGATGGCAGTAGAATCGGGTGATAGCGCGACAATTCAGCAAAGCGTGCATGATATATTGCATAACTGTACCGTTACTGAAAATATTGAAATCGACAGGCTGCCTATTGTTGATGTCGAATACTATTTTGTAAATTTGCGAGCAAAATCTGTAGGCGAAATTGTTGAGGCTCGTTACCGTTGCAATAATGTGGTCGAAGATAAAGAGTGCGGCAACATCATGGAAAAAGATGTTGATTTGAATCTAGTAAAAGTTGATATGCCACCGAATGCGGATCCTGAAATCAGATTGACGGATAGAATCATCATAAAGATGAAGTATCCTGAATTCAGTTTGGTTAAAGACTCGCTGAATATGGACAGTATCAATGAAGTGACATTCAATCTTATTGCAAATAGCATCGAATACATTTATGAAATCCCTACTGAAGTATTTCATTATGCAAGAGAAGCGCAACCTGGTGAGATGGTAGAGTTCGTAGAGAGTATGAATCAGGAACAATTTGAAAAAGTCGAAGCGTTCTTCAATCAATTACCTAGAATGAAGCAAGACATTGAAATTGATTGTAGCAAGTGTGGGTTTCATCATCATCTAGTAATAGAAGGCTTAGAAGATTTTTTCGTCTAACCTTTCGTCATGACAATTTGAAGAATTATTACAAGACTAACTTTTCATTGATGCAACACCATAAGTATAGTCTTACAGAACTTGAGGCGATGATACCTTGGGAGCGAGATATCTACATCGCCATGTTGATACAATATATCGAAGAAGAAAATCTAAGACTGAAAGAAAAGCAAAGAAAATAGTAAATGGACTACAGTTCAGCAGCTAAGATAAGAAAGAAATCATTTGGTACTCTTTTGGCTGAACAGGAGGGTGGTCTTGGTGCGTCTTTAAAGTCTGCTATTTCTCTGAAAACTCAGGCGAAAGTTGCGGGGATCAAAGAAACTTTTGACCCGATGAACATTGCTAAAAAGATGACTTTTGGTAGCAATTGGGCTCCTGCAATGATGGGTAAATTGACAGGCAGAAAAGCTGAAAGTATCGCGCACTTCACAGGTGCGAACGTCAAAAAACAAAAGTTACCACGTGGTATGTCTGGTGATACTACTAGCGATGGAGATGATGAGGGAGATGACGCTTCTGTAGAATCAGCAGGGAATATCTATAGAATTCTGAAAGAACGAGAGAAACAGATAAAGAAGTGGCAAAAAACTGACGATAAGTTGGAAAAGAAGGATACGAAAGTTAAGGCATTAAGGCATAAAGAAATATTGGATGCACTTAAAAAGCCAGCTTTAAAAAGACCTTCTGGTAAAAGAAAAGGTGAGATTTCTAAAAAGAGAAAGGAATTATCACGCGGGCAACAACCATCTACTACTGGAGGACCTCCAGCTGGTGCACCACCTAAGCCAACTGGAACAACACCAGCACCATCTGCTACACCGGGTGCTGCTCAAGCACCTAAACCAGCAGGAACGACACCGGCACCAACAACACCTACACCATCTGCTGCTCCAGCACCTACATCTAAACCAACTGGAACACCACCTCCTGCTTCTGGTGCTCAGAAGGCTCAGGAAGCGGCCGCCGAAGCTGCAAAAAAGAAAGCACAAGAATCAGCCGCCGAAGCAGCTAAGAAAAAGGCTCAAGAAGAAGCCACCAAGGCTGCTCAAGAAAAGGCAGCTAAGGATGCTCAAGAAAAGGCAGCTAAGGCTGCTCAAGAAAAGGCAGCTAAGGCTGCTCAAGAAGAAGCCACCAAGGCTGCTCAAGAAAAGGCAGCTAAGGATGCTATTGAAAAAGCAGCAAAAGAAAAGGCAGCTAAAGAAACAGCCGCCGAAGCAGCTAAGAAAAAGGCTCAAGAAGAAGCCACCAAGGCTGCTCAAGAAAAGGCAGCTAAGGATGCTATTGAAAAAGCAGCAAAAGAAAAGGCAGCCAAAGAAACAGCAGCAAGACAACCTAGCACACCACAACCAGGCACACCAACCACTACGCCTAGAACGGCTACACCTGCAAGACCAGGTCAACAACCGCCAGCCGGAGGTGCGACAAGAGTTCCACCAGGACTTGGTAACGTAGCTAAACAAGCTCCAAATTTAGCAGCCGCAGTTGAGAACAAAGCTTTCATGGGCGGTATGGCTATGCTCGCAACAAAATATAACACGACTGTTCCTGATTTATTAAGTTTTATGATGAATGAATCTGGTTTGGATCCTGCAGCCCACAATAAAAATGGAAATGCTTCAGGATTGATACAAATAATGCCTAGCACTCTGAAAGGAATGAAAGAAAGAAAATATGAATCGGTAAAAGATATTGAAACTGTTGATGATATAAGAAAATTGTCAATAGAAAAACAAGTGCCAATTATTGATGATTATTTTGATTATACTGGTTTAAAAAAATCAGGAGAAGTAGCTAAAAAAGAAGGTCGAAATGTGGATATGGCAACATTATATTCGGCTGTTTTTCTTCCTGCGTTTAAAGATAAACCAAACAATTTTATAATGGGTATAAGACCAGGCGAAACAATAGATGGTAAAAAGAGTACGGATTTTCTTTATGGAAAAACCACTTATGGTCGAGTATATCTTGACAATAATGCTTTTGATATCGGATCAAAAATTACCGAATGGATTGACGCTGACGGAAATACTTACAAAAATCCTAAAGATGCTCAAGGTAAAAAAGTAAAACCTAATAAAGCTGAAGGCGGAAAAGGTTATTACAATAAAGGTGATGTGGGAATAAAAGCTGGAAAATTCAACAACCTTGTTGGTGCAGCATTAGATTCTGATAGACAAGCGAAATTGCAATCTTTAGCAAATACACCATCTGCGAACGAATCCGGTCAAAAATTAGATGAAGAATCTATAAAAAACGCACAGGCTAGAGAAGCTGCGAAAATAGGATCTCCACAGAATACTCAAAATAATATACAAGTTAACCAACCATCTGGACTCCAACAAGGTCGTAAAGATAAACCAGATGATAGAAATCCTCAACAGAAAAAAGCTGATCAGAGATAATGGACTATAGACAAGCGCAACAAATAAGAAAAAAATCTTTCGGTACACTACTTGCGG